GAAAGCCGTACATCGATACTGCTATCTAGGCTAAATAGCAATATAAACATATATGCTAATTTAGCTATAAAGCAAACCGAATCCACTCGGGAACCGAGTGAAGACTTCACAAACGTTATACAGATTGGAAGAACTGTGGATTTCTACGAAGAAGATATTATTGAAGAACGCCGTAAGGATCAGGTTAGAAAACATAAAGAGAAAATTGAGATGAAAGAAAAACGCCACAAGGAACAGCGTATGCAGCGTAGAAATCCCAACAATACTTCAGCATGGTCGCCTACCGATATAGGTTTTGAGTTTGCTGAGCGGGTTTTTAACCTTATGCACATTAAACCTTGGCAAGTTACCCGAAGCAGATTTATTTACGCACTAGCAGATAAACGCAAAGAGTACGGGACTACAGGTGACATTGAAAAAGTCATGATTGATTTGTACTTTATGCAAATTAACCACGACAAGTCAATTACTGATCCAGAGATTGTTTGGAAAAGATTTATATTACAGTTTGGTAACTTGCTGGTTGAGGCTAAGCGGACTATGGTTACGCCAGACGAAATTGAAACTATTAAAGAAGAATCTCAATCTGGACGAGAATGGCTACGAAATGTTTAAATTAAATGATTTAAAAGTACGCAGGCGTTCTTGGGTACAAATGGCAAATATACCTAATGCTCGTACTGGTTGGTTATTAGAAGATTGTACTGAGGTTGACCCTCAAGCACTTAATGATATTAAAGGGTGGCTTAAGCTAATTAAGTCTAATAACATTATTAGAGCAAATGGAAAATTAACTTGCGGTAAGGGTTTAATGTTTTGGGGGACCCCAGGTCACGGTAAAACAACATTAGCTCTTTCTGTTATTCAAACTGCTATGTCAGACTTTTTATTACAGGATTTTGATGTAAAAGAAGGAGCAACTTTAATTCGTCCTTGTTATTTTATGACGTTTAATGACGTATTAGACTTAAAAGGCGCCACTATAGATGGGGCTACAGAAGATCAAGAGGTTATTCATCAAGGTATACTTGGGGAATGCAAAAACGACGCTTACAATATACGTATTTTAATAATAGATGATATTGGCAAAGAACACGCCAGTTTATCTGGGTGGCAAAAAAATGTACTTCATCACGTGTTGCGCACCCGATTTAACAATGGATTGCCTACAATCATCACAACAAACGTTCAAAAAAAAGATTGGGCAGGTTTATACGGTGACGCTACAGAAAGTTTTATTAATGAAGCTTTTACTTATATTCCTATTACGTCCGCAAAAGGAGACCTGCGCAAATGAGGCCAAGTGTGAATGACATTAAATTAGTACAAGTATTTTTAAGTCAAACTAATACGCCTGGTCCAGGTATTTATGAAGTATCTGCTAATGATATTGGTACTTTATTTTGTACATGTCCAGGGTATAAAGGACGTAAAACATGTAAGCATGTTAAATTTGTAAAAGCAAGAATAGATGGAAATAATGGTAACTATCCTTTAGAAATTTCAAGTAGAGCTACCCAAGAAGATGCTACAAAAGCAAAACGTTCCAACGAAAACTTTAGGGAGTTTATTATAAAGTTTGGAAAAATAGAGGTTTTTTAAATGTTTAAAGGGGACATAAGTAATGAACTCCCTAAGAGAATACTTGTAACAACAGATGTTTTCTTAAACGTTGAGCTTACCGTTAAAAAACGTTTTAATTTATTTCCTGTTCCAAAAATAGATAGAAAATTAAAAAGAGATATCCTTAGTCGACTTTACATGGTTACAATTAATAAAGGAGTAACATTAGAGGCAGTGTCATTTGACATGTCTGAGGAAAAATTAACATTATTGACTGACATGCTTGACAATATGGGCACCAATCCGTTTAGATACTTTACTTCTTACTCTTCAATAAGCCAACTGGTTTCTGAACTACCTTACAGACCAGAAGTACTTGGGGTTGTAGATGCACCAAAAAACCTATTAAGATACGGAAGTTGGGGATTGGAGTTCAATAGATTATGAATAACGAAACAAAGTTAATAAGTAAAATAGTAGAAAACCGCAATGTTAATGTTATTTTAGAAAAAAATATTAATGAGTCTTGGTTTTCCGATGCTACCGATAAAAAAGTATTTAATTTTTTACGTAACCATTTTACTAAATATCAAGAATCACCAAGTCTTGACGTAGTTACAGAAAACTTTCCTACATATCAATTAATTAAAGTAGAAGACAGTATTGAGTATTTATTAGATTGTTTAGTTATTGCGCGTCGTAAAGCATTAATTATTACTACTTTAGGTCAGGCAATTGATGCAATAGACAAAAAGCAAAACCACGAAGATGCAAAACTTTTACTTGAGCGTGGTCTTCTTAAAATTGAAGAAGAAGGACTAAACCAAACTAATGATTTAGAAATTACTCAAGCTGCTAAAACGGCTAAAGAACAATATGAATTTCGCAAAAATAATCCTGGTTTACTTGGTATTCCAACAGGATTTCCAACAATGGACGTTGCAACTTCTGGTTTACAAAAAGGACAATTAATTGTAATTGTTGCTCCCCCAAAAACTGGTAAATCTACTTTAGCTTTACAAATTGCTATAAACGCGCAACTACAAGGCCACACACCAATGTTTTACTCATTTGAAATGAGTAACTCAGAGCAAGTAAGTCGTTATTACGCAATGAGATCTCGGGTGTCTCATAGAAGATTAATGACTGGAACTCTTACCCCAGACGAAGAAAAAACTTATTATAGAATTGTAGATAGTCTTCCAAATTATAGAGATAAATTTTGGTTTGTTGATTCCTCAGGGGGCCAAACCGTAAGTGGTGTTGCTAGTAAAATTCAAAATAAAAACCCCGATATTGTTTTTATTGACGGCACGTATTTAATGATTGACGAGCAAACGGGTGAGGCTAACACCCCGCAAGCACTTACTAATATTACTCGTTCATTAAAAAGATTAGCTCAAAAAGTAAATAAACCAATAGTAATATCTACACAAGCTTTAAGTTGGAAAATGAAAAAAGGACAAGTTACAGCGGATTCTATTGGTTATTCTTCTTCTTTTCATCAAGACGCAGATGTTATTTTTGGTTTACAGCGCGAAGATGAAGCTGTAGACGACACTAGGTTACTGCGTGTTATTGCAAGTCGTAACGGCGGTCTTAGTGACGTGTCTTTAGTGTGGGATTGGAATACAGGACAGTTTAGAGAAATAACAACAGAAGATTTATGACAATAGACAATATGGAAAACACGTTATTCAAACTTGGAATTGAGGTTGTATCTACACGTGGAGATGAAATTCAAGGTTACTGTCCTGCACATTTACAACGTACTGGTCATGTAGATAGAAACCCCTCATGGTGGATTAACTCAGAAACAGGAGCACATATATGTTTTTCTTGTCAATTTAAAGGAAGTTTGTATTCATTAATAAGTTATGTTCAAGGTATTGATTTTGAGGACGCTAAAAAATGGATTGATGCTGACTCAGACTTAATTATTAAATTTGAAAAACTAAACACACAAAAAAAAGAACCTGTAGAATCTCCAACTTACATTACCGATTCTATGTTAGATGCTTACGTAACTCCTCCAGAGTTTGCGCTAAAAGATCGAGGACTTACCGTTAAAGCAACAGAGTTATACGATGTGCGGTGGGACAGATTAAAAGGAACTTGGATAATTCCTATTAAAGACCCTTACACTAATAAACTATTAGGTTGGCAAGAAAAAGGCCATAAGACTAGATACTTTAATAACTATCCAGTCGGCGTAACTAAAAGTAAAGCTTTATTTGGGTACAACCAATATTTAGGTGGAAACATGATTGTTGTTGAGTCTCCGTTAGATACTGTACGCCTTGCTTCTTTAGGTATCTTAGGTGGGGTATCTACCTATGGAGCATCAGTGTCTACTACTCAACTTAACTTAATTAGATCTGCTTCTAGAATTGTATTTGCGTTAGACAATGACGCCGCTGGCAAGAACTCTTCATCTGATGTTCTTTCTATATGTAAGGCTATGAGAATTGAGGCTTGGTTCTTTAACTACGGAGACATTGATGTAAAAGATGTAGGTGGTATGAGCCTGTCAGAGATTACATTTGGTTTAGAGAACGCTAAACATATTATTCATGGAAGCAAGGCATTAAGGTGAGTTTTACTGGATCACTCCTTCCTTACCAACCAGAGGCAGTAGATCGTATGTGTGAACGAGGGGCTATATTGGTAGCCTATGACCTTGGCCTTGGTAAAACTGTTATCACCATAGCTGCTTTAGAAAGATTAATGGATGAGAAGAAGATTAAAGAACCAGGGCTTATAATTTGTTTATCCTCATTAAAATATCAATGGGCTAATCAGATTGAGAAATTTACTAATGGTACTTCTAACACTTTGGTCGTGGATGGAACCCCGACTAAAAGAAGAAAACAATACGAAGAAGCTTGTGACTGGAGAACGTCAGGGATTGACTACATCATTCTTAACTATGAGCAAGTTGTTAACGACTGGAGTTACATCCAAAAACTCCCACGAGGATTTGTCGTCCTTGACGAAGCAACAGCAATAAAGTCTTTTAGATCTAAACGATCTAAATCAGTTAAAAAATTAATTAACACTCCGTTTAGATTTGCTCTTACTGGCACGCCAATTGAAAATGGTAAACCAGAAGAACTTTATAGTATTATGCAATTTGTTGACCCTACAGTTCTTGGCAGGTTTGACATCTTTGATTCTGCGTTTATAGTTCGCAATAGTTGGGGCGGGGTTCAGCACTATAGAAATTTGCACACCTTACATAAAAAGTTACAAGATTCTTGCGTGCGCAAAGCACAGAAAGATCCAGATGTAGCACCGTACTTACCCGACTCAATCCATAAAGATCCAGTAAAAATTGTGGCTGACCGTAAAACATCCAAACTGTATGACAAGATAAAGGAGAGCTTATTAAATGATCTCGATGAGGCACAAAATATGTTTGGCG